GGCTGGCTGGCCGCGTGTGCTATGGCGGGCTGGACCTTGGCAGTACCCGCGATCTTAGTTGCCTGACGCTGGTATTCCCGGACGAGGACGGCGGCTATGACGTCCTGCCGTTCTTCTGGTGCCCCGGCGACAACCTGCTGGAGCGGGAAGACGTTGACCGCGTGCCCTATTTCGCATGGTCGAAGGCCGGATATATCGAGCCGACGCCCGGCGCGGCGATTGACTACCACTATATCGTCCACCGCATCGGCGAACTTGCCGCGCAGTTCGATATTCAGGCCATCGCCTTCGACCGCTGGCGGATCGAGGACGTGCGGCGCGGGCTGGCGGAAGATGGCATCGACGTGAAGATGGTGGAGTATGGGCAAGGATATAAGGACATTTCCCCGGCGCTGGATTACTTCGAGACGCTGCTGATCGGCGGGAAGCTGCGGCACGGGGATCATCCCGTGATGAAGTGGAATGCTTCGAATGCTGTCGTAACCCGCGACCCGGCCGGCAATAGAAAGCTGGACAAGGAGCGCAGCCGAGAGAAGATTGACGGGCTGGTCAGCTTGACGTGCGCGTTGGGCTTGGCGAGGCGACATGAGCCGGAAGGATTGCCGGCTTGCTTGATGGCGGCTTGAATAGGCGAAAACGCCTACGTCATTGCCGGCCGGCGGACAAACTTAGTGAAAATATTCACGAAGTTCCGAGCGCCTAGATTGGCCGTATCCCTACGGCGCGGCGCTGAATGAAGGGCGCGGGCTTTTCGGCGAAGATGATGATTACAATTTCGGGAAATGGAAGCAGGAGAATGTCTATGGCAACTTGCCAGAGAGTTTATCCGCGCCTGAGCCGCACGAAGAATCCGCAGCCATGTGGGCGGACGTTGTTTCCATCAGACGAGCAGTTTGGCAGGTGGATAGATGGTACGGTGAATGACAAGTTGTCATTCACGCCTATTTGGAAGCGCCAAAAGTAGGGGCGACCATGGTTTTGCTAGTAGGGGCGGCCCTACTAGCAGCGTTGGGCGTTCTGCGGCAGATACCCAAAACTAGGACAGCACACCTGACCTATGGGTGCCTGCGACAATTTGCCATTTCGAAGTGAATTCAAATACTTATTCTGAAATAAGGCAGTTTCGCCACATTCTCGATGGGAGTATATATGAGGGGGAGTGAAAGTCCCGGTCCCTTTTTACGTTTTTATAGAGAGTATGGTGAAGGGGAAACCTGACTTTCTACGAACTGGCAACCCTATAAGGGTGAAGGCCGCTAAAAAATCTGTGCCACTTGTAGCGTATGTATATGGGAGGCTTGCGGAAATCCGGCTGGGCGTCGCTAATCCCGTTTCAAGTCACCTATAGGTGAGGGGCAACTTCGGGACGATTGTCCCGAAGTCAGATAATTCCCAAAATTTTGGGAATTATCAGAAACAAAATTTTGCTTCTGATCGCGAACCAACACCTTGTTTCGGCAAGCTGATTCCGGCTGGGTGCCACTAATCCGGGTTCAAGTCACCTATATATGGGAGGGGTAAATACCGCGAATCCTCGGTATTCACTTGCCGCATGCATGCATCAAACGGAGGCTGTCCTCCCGTTGATACGTAACAGATCGCCTCCCGGTGCGGGAAGGGTACGGAGAATGTCTTCCCGTTGGTTATAACCAAACCCGCCCCAAGTTTGGGTAGGGCACGGAGAGCGTTTTTTGCAACCTGCGAAAAAACTCCCCCACCACACAGTTTCACAGACAGGAACCGCCGACTCCTTTTTGGGACATGGCCAAATCCTTAAGCGCGCGCCGTTCGGCGGTTCCTTTGTCATATCTAGCGGCGCGCGCATTGGCAAGTTCGGCCTGAGAAACCGCGCTGAAAGTCGCATCCGGGGTAGTGTCCGGAGCGCTGTCGCCGGCCGCACGCGGGATGCTGCGGCCGGCCCCCCTTTTTTGCTCACACATAGTTCTATCAACTGACGAAAGGACACGGCCATGGCCGACCCTTGGCGCGAGCGCGCCTTTAGTATCGGTGAGGCCGCTGACCTGGCGGGCCTTCGCCGCTCCCAACTGGATATGTGGTTTCAGCGCCAACCGGCCGACCTGTTCAGCCAGAAGCGCGGCTATAGGCGATGGCTGTCACCGCAGGACATTTCCATCCTTGCCCTTGCGCACCAGCTTGAGCGGGGCGGCCAGACGTTGCTTACGGCCATCGCTTGCGCCTTCGAGCATCTTCAAGAGCCGCCCGCACCCGACGCGATATTCGTGGTCGAGGCCGGCCGCACAAGCTGCACGGCTGGCCGGTTCATCAGCGACCGCGATGTGCCGCGCCTGGCCGTCGACAAGACCCAAATCCTAATTCCCGCCGGCAAGATCGTCGCCGGGATAATTGCCGCCTGCGAAGCATTGCGGGCCGCATAGCACAGTCGGACCTAGGCCGACTTCACAACCGCCCTACGGGGCATTCTCATATGAGGTACTACTTATGAATCTTGCATCTTTGCAGGAATCCCGCGCGTCCAAACTAGCCGAGCTTCGCGCCCTTGGCGACAACCCCGACGCCACCAAGTTCGACAAGCTGGAAGGCGAAGTCCGCGAACTGGACAAGTCCATCAAGCGCGCCGCCACGCTGGCCGAGTTCGAGCGCCAGTCGGAAGCCGAACCCGACAAGCGGTTCGAGGCCGAGACGCGCGAGTTCAGCGTTGCGAAGGCAATCCGTGAATCCGTGAATGGTACGCTTACCGGCCGGGAAGCTGAAGTGTCGGCCGAGCTCGGCAAGGGCCGCGAAGTTCGCGGCGTCATGATCCCGACTTCCGCGATCTTTGGCGAAACCCGCGCCCAGACAGCCGGCACGGCCACGGCTGGCGGTAATACCATCGCAACCAACATGGGCGGCCTGATCGAGCGCCTGCGTCCCGTCCTTGCGGTGCAGGGCATGGGCGCTTCGGTTATTAGCGGCCTGTCGGGCAATCTGGACTTGCCGAAGCTTACGGCCGGCCCGACCGCGTATTGGGTTGCGGAAGACGGCGCGTCGACGGAGTCGTCTTCGACCTTCGCCAAGGTGAGCATGTCGCCGAAAACGGTGTCCGGCCAGATGTACCTTTCGAGGCGGATCATCCTCCAGAATTCGGTTTCGATGGAAAACGTCCTTCGTTCCGATCTGGCCTACGTTCTGGCGCAGGCGCTGGACAGTGCGGCGATCATGGGTGGCGGCACGAATGAGCCTGACGGCCTGCTGTCGATCCTGACGGAGAACGCCACTTCCGAGACGGCGCTTACCGACATTGCGGCAGACTTGATCAGCGCGCTTGAGATGGATGACGTGACAGGCACCACCGGCTTCCTGACTAACCCGGCTGTCCTTGCGGACGCTAGGAAGATCAAGGAGGAGTCGGGTTCCAACCGCAATATTCCGATTGCGGAAACCTTCCATGGCGAGCGTGTGGTCGCGTCGAACAATGTCCCGGCCGACACCGGTTCGCCTTCGGCGGGCTATCCGGTGATCTACGGCGCTTGGAGCAACCTTGTGATCGGATATTGGAGCGGCGTCGACATCCTCGCCAATCCGTATTCGGACGCCACGAAGGGCGGCTTGCGCTTGCATGCCTTCTTGGATGCGGACATCGCCGTCCGCCACGAAGAAGCGTTCAGCTTCAAGTACGTCTAACCATGACGGCCCTTAGCCTTGAAGACGCGAAGGCACATCTTCGCGTCACCTTCGACTCCGATGACGATTACATCGAGTCGTTAATCGAGGCGGCCGAGGGCTACGTTGTGGAAATCGGGGTGGGCTTTGATAGCCCGCCCCAACCCGCCGTAGTCCATGCCGTCAAATTGCTTGTTTCGCACTGGTACGGCCAGCGCGATGCGGCAGGCACCGAGCCCAGCCGCGCCATTGCGTTCGGCGTCGACGCCTTGCTGGCGCCCTACAGGGAGTGGACGATTTGACCCTAGAAACCAGAACCGCGCATAGCGTGGCAGCGGAAGGCCGCAAGCTGGCCGGGTATGTCGCGACGTTCAACAATGAAGCCCGCATCGCCGACTTCAGCGAGACTATCGCCCCCGGCGCATTCCAGCGCAGCCTAGCCGGCGGCGGCGACATTCTTGCCCTAGCAGACCATGACCCGAAGCGAGTCCTGGCCCGTACCAAATCCGGCACGCTTCGCCTGTCTGAGGACGAGCGCGGCCTGCGCTTCGAACTGGACGTGCCGGACACAAGCGCCGGCCGCGACGTGCTTGCGCTGGCGGCGCGTGGCGACCTGGGCGGCATGTCCTTCGGCTTCAACGTGCCGGAAGGCGGCGACGAGTGGCGAGGTGACAAGCGCACCCTGCGCACCGTCGATCTCCGGGAAGTGTCGGTAGTCAGCGCGTGGCCAGCCTATGACGGGACTTCGGTTAGCGCCCGCGCCAGACAGACCCGCACGGCAGCGGCCCGCCGTATTGCCCTACTGGAAATGGAGGCGCCGCATGTGGCCCTTTAACCGCAAGACCGAAGAACGCATCGCCAGTTCGGATCCATTTTTGGGCGAGTTCCTTGGAGCCCGCTGGACGGCCCGCGCGGACATCGAGAAGGCGTCCGGCCTTGCGACGGCGCATAGGTGTATCCAGACCATTGCCGAGAGCTTGGCCGGCGTGCCGCTGAAGGTGTACAGGCGCACCGATAACGGCGGTTCGGAGCCGGCATCGGACCATCCTTTGTATGGTTGCCTGCATGACGCCATGTCGCCCACGCTTACCGCGTTCGAGGGCCGCGAATGGCTAATCGCCGCGATCCTGATGCACGGGAACGGGTACGCCCGGATCGAGCGCAATGGCCGCGGACAGGTGACGGCGCTGCATCCCCTGATCGCCGGGACTGTCACCGTCGAGGTGCTGAAGAACGGCCGCCTGCGCTACAAGCACGCCCGGCAGGACGGCGGCACGGAAACCTTCCTGCAAGAGGAAATCCTTCATCTTCGCTATCGGACGGCGGACGGCATCTTGGGGCAGTCACCGATTCAGATTGCGGCCAGCACCTTCGGCCTTGCCACGGCGCAGGAAGATCAAGCCGGCGCGCAGGCGTCCAATAGCTTCCGGCCGGCTGGCGCGCTGTCATTCCCGGACAAGCTTTCTGGCACGGGCAAAGAGGACCTGATCGCCAAGTTCAAGGACCGCATTGTCGGTTCGCTGAAAGCCAATGAACTGATCGTACTAGATGGCGGCGCGAGGTTCGAAACCTTCCAATTTTCGGCCAAGGACAGCGAGTTTCTTGAAAGCCGGAAGCTGTCGAACGAAGCGATCTGTGCCGTGTTCGGCGTGCCGCCCAGCGTGGCAGGCATCCTGAGCGATGCGAACTACAGCAGCATTAGCGAGGAAAGCCGCGCCTTGGTCCAGCGGTGCCTTGCCCCGATGGCAAAGCGCATCGAGATGGCGCTGAACATGGCGCTGCTGACGCCGGAAAGCCGCAAGCAGTTCTACATCGAGCACGATCTATCCGGCCTGCTTAGGGGCGACCTGACTACTCGTTACACGGCATACCGCGTCGGGCGCGAAGGCGGTTGGCTGTCCGCTAACGAAATCCGGGCCTTCGAAAACATGAGCCGGATTCCGGATGGCGACGAATACGTCCAGCCGCTCAACATGGGCTTGGTTGGCGCGAACGATAACAAGGGCAAGATCGATGCAGCCGGGTGAATTGCGGGAAGTCATCGAGCTACAGAAGCGCGGTGACTTAACGGATGAGTACGGGAACACCACCCCCGGAGCCGGCCCGTATGAAACGCAATTTTCCTGCCCGGCCCGCATCCATATTCTGCGCGGAACGGAAACCGTCATCGCGTCGAGATTGGCCGGGACGCAGATCGTCGCGATCACTGTAAGATGGCAGCCGGCATGGGAGGACGTGGCGCCGGACTGGCGGATCGTCAACGGCAGAACGGGCGTCACCTACAACATTCGCAGCGTCGAACCTGACGAACGGCGCTCTTGGGTCAACATCCTTGCTGAGTCAGGTGTGGCCGGTGCGTAGGGGGCATGAACCTAAAGAACGCCCGGATGCTGGTTTACGCCGGTTTCTGGGCGTCGATCCTGCGGTCGAGGAGACGCTGGCAAGGGCTGGGTTAGACCCGGTACGACAAACAGTACAACATCCCCTGCCCTTTTCATTGAAATTACAAGACAATTATAAAGAATCCGTCCAGTCCATCATGGGTGCGACGGAGAATAACTTCTCTTTTTTTCCAATATCTTATCGTACATATCGATC